CTCGTAGTTAGGGTTAAGCCAGTTGATAATGCTAGGCAAGACTGATACTAGAGCCGCATTTGCAATCGCATCGACATCCCAACCCACCGCGAGATAAGTTGCTAGGGCTGTTGCTAGGAATGTCTTTGCCCAGCTTTCCGCCATCTTCTTTAAGTCGCTCATTTCTGTCTCCTTCGAGGTCGAACCATTTGCCGTCATTGTCTCCCAAAGTTGTAAAGCTAATATGAAAATGCGAACGGTGAGGGTTAGCACCTTTGTATTTGCGGCGCTTCCACCCCAGTATTGGACTCATAATTTTGCCGTCGTAAATTATGTATTTAATGCGTTTATCTCCGCGCTTGGCACATTTTCGAATTTTCTCTACCAGCGCATAAGTCTCTTCAGGATGCGCGTTGAGGTTGGCGTCTATATCTAAAGCTCTGACAGTTCCTCGAGCGTCTGGTATATGGTCAGAAGTGCCTTTGGCAACGTGACGAGCATCAGCCACCCAACCGTCAGACTTACGATCGCGATCAGGATAATCATCGTCTATTTGCTCCCGAAGTTGTTGGCCGGCTTTACACAGCTTGGGCATTATTTACCTAATTTAAGCCCGTCAGGAATTGGCTTTGAATATTCCCATTTTGCTATGTATGCGCCTTGTCCGTCGGAGTCATCTTGCAAAATAATACCCAAATCTGGAAATTTATCAGTCGGATGAATTTCTGGATACGCTTCAATAATTTTTTGCCAAAGTTCCATATTAAGCTCCTAAGTAAGTCATTTGGACTTGTGTATCTGTGCCTCGAACGTCCAAATTGCCGCCACTATTTTGATAAAAAGTCATTTCTAAATAATCGCCAGCAGTCAGATTTACAGTAAAAGCTGCGGATGTCCAGTAATTCGTTGTGTTAGCAGTATTGAAAACATCTGTTAAAGTATAAAACGCGTTATTTTTATAAAATCCAACGTTTATGTTTCCATTAAAACCACTAAAAGAAAAAATATAATTTATTGAATACTTACCACTTTTACCGGTTGGCACAGTTAGACGTGTGTTATTTGTGCTGTTATCGTGATAACTGTCGGTGTCATAGTTTTCGGAATTAAAAGCAATTTTTGTCGTGGTGTTATTTGGGATTGATTGATTAGAATCTCTAGTGACACTTACTCCACTAAAAGCAGTTCCAGCAGAAGCCCATTTAACTTTATATGGGGAAACTGTTGTGTCGGCAGTTAATACTTGACCCGTTGTGCCAATTGGGAGATTGTCGTATGTGCCAGATCCAGTTCCAACAATAATATCCCCAGAAGCGGTAATTGTTGTCGCCATATCATTAGTGATGGTTACAGCTCCAGAAGTTCCGCCCCCACTAATACCAGTTCCAGCAGTGACAGCAGTAATATCACCAACGTCGTTAGTAATCCAAGTAAAATCCATATCAGTATTGGACGTCTTAGATAAAATTTGACCAGTCGTTCCGCCTTTGAGATCAACTAGAGAAGCGTCGATGGCGTTGCCAAGTGTGCGCATCGCAAGAGCGCCATCCTTGACTAAATCTGTGTCGTCCGGAGTCTCCCAGCCGAAATTCGTTGTTGTTGCCATTAACTAATCACTCCTATCGCGTCCTGCCATTCTAAGGTATTAAGCACACTATTCCAGCTTTCTGCTGCGTTGACCTGTGCCCATTGTTGGGCTACGGCCGAGAACTCTGTTGGTGAGGCATTAAAGGTGATTGAAAGGCCACCCACCGACGCCCTAAATGTCCATCCCTCTACATAACCGGTGAACTCGCCACCGAGCATTTGAGGCGGAAGGTTAGTGATGCGGACGGGTTGACCCATAAAGATATTTAGTAAGGCATCTCGATCCGCGTCGTCAATCTCAGGGTTTTGCAATGGGAAGGTTATGGATTGGAAAAGGTAGCGAGGGTAGGCGCGAAGGCTAATTAGCCGGTCTCCCATATCTTCGACGTCTGAGGTGTTCTTTAAGTAGCTCGAAAACTGCTCTGCATAAAGACCATAAGTTCCCTGTGAAGTAGAATCTTGAGCGATGTATTGAGAATTGAAATTGTTGCCATAGTCAATAATGATTTTGTTGGCTATGTCGCCCTGTCGCTGGACTATTCCGATTCCTGCGCCGATTGCGTGAGCGGCGTCGAGGTCGGTGTATCCGTTGGCAACTAGGTAATCCTGTCGATGGCTCGCATCTGCGTAGTTGATATTTCCGTTAGCATCCTCATACAAATAGCCCAAAGCTGAGGAAGCGATTTGATTGGCTACTGTTGAAATAACTTGATCCGTAATCTGACGGCTTGCCATCGTATATTCGCCAGCGTCGATAGTGCCCAAGCCAATATCTCCAGCTTCAGCCCAAGTCTCTGTCGCAGGGTCGTAAGTAGCCCAAGTTTCGGCAGGTGGAAGTTCGTTCCAACTAGCCAACAATAAATCGTCAAGTAAATCGAGAATCTGTGCGCCGTCTAATCCTTCGGCTAAGTTGCCATCGAAGGTCGCTCGCTGAAGCCTAATTAAAGCTCCGGTGGCTGTGATGTTAATTGTTGTAACTGCGGCCTCTGATCCTGCACTTGTGACGATTTGACGAATATCTGAAATGCGACCACCAAAGAGCGGCACATAATCAGCGTTAGAATCTTGAACTTCGATGAGGATGGAAGTATTGACGGCAAAGTTATAAACGCTGTTATCTGTGTTAATTAACTGCAAAGAGCAATAGCCAGCAGGGGTAGGCGAGTTAATATCTGTTCGACCAGATGTGATAGTTAGGTTGGCGAGAGTTACGCCGGTGACGGTATCGCCGTTAGCTCTTACTCTCCATACGGGCGTCCAAGCGGTCATAGAATCTGAGCGTTAGTCCGTAGGTCGCCAGCACCGGTAGTGCCGCGATTGGTTGAGTTATTGAGGGCTAAAACGACAGCTCGAGTAAATCCTTCTTCGTCAATAATGCTTGGCGAATTAACGTTAATCGTCAATCCAGCGTTTTCAGTTTTGCGGAATGAGCTTGGATCAAAAACGCCGTTAACTGCTCCGCCAGTTCTGGCATTATTAAAAGCATCAAAAGCCGCATTAGTTCCAGCAATTACCCCAGCGATAGTTCCAGCAATACTAGAACCACCACCAGTTCCGCCACCAACAGAACCGCCACCAGTTCCCCCGCTTGTGCCACCGCCGCTAGTTCCGCCGCCTGTCGTTCCGCCGCCTAATGTTGCTCCGCCAAAAGGTAAGTTGGCTGTTGGAATAGAACCAGTCATCGCGGTAGAGCTTGTGCCAACTTTCGGGATAGTTGAAATGTTAGGCAATAAAGGAATGGAATTGTAAGCCCGAATAATTTTATTAACTGCTTCAATGACGTCGTTTGCTAATTCTTTGACTTTATTTGTTACAGTTGCGACGACTGTAATAATTCCAGCAATAGTAGCGCCGACGGCTTTAATTGCCGCAACCAAGCCATTTTCAAAAATAGGGATTAGGAAGTTCTTAACAAATGCCCATAGGTCGCGCAAGGCTTCTTCATTATCTCTAAACGCTTTAATAATTGGATCGACTGCCGCTCGTTTTGCTTCTTGGAATTTGGGAATTAAAACGTTGACAAAGTAATCTAATAGTTGGCGCAGAATAGGAAGCAAAGCCGCTCCCACAGATTCTTTTGCTTCATCAAAACTAACTTTCAATCTATTTATCTGACCTTCAAAGGTATTGGCTTGAGTTGCCGCAGCGCCGCCGAATGTCTCGGACAGTTGCTTTACAGTTCCCTCAAAACCAAGAGTTTTAGCTTCAGCGGCAGTAATTCCAACACCTAGACGGGTAAGTGTTGTGTTATTGCCTTCGTATGCCTTAGCCAATGCGTTAGTGACTGTCTCAACATCTTTTCCTGTGGCGGCCGAGATGTCAAGGGCTAAGCTTAAAAGCTCTTGAGATTTTTCTACTGATCCCGTTGCTACCGCTAAGCGCTGAAGTGCTGGGCGAAGTTTGTCGTCGGCTACGCCGGTGGCTAATGATGTCTTGAGTATCTGCTCCTCGACTGCTTTGATTTGTGCATCGGTAGCATTAGTTACATTTTCTAGAGCAAGGGCTAAACGTCGTTGAGCAGCTTCATCTTCGATTGCAGCTTTAACGCCTTCAATTGCTAACTTGCCGGCATAAGCCGCAGCAGCGGCAGCAGCCGCAGCAAAAGCGGCAGCAGCGACTTTGCCGAATTTTTCTAATTTACCGCCAAAGCCTTCAACTTCTTTTGAACCTACGTCCAGCTTCTTCTTAAGGTCATCAACGTCAGCAAGGATGGATAACTTAAGGGTTCTACTTCCAGCCATTATTTATCCCACTCCTTCAATATCTTTGTAAATGCTTCTTCCCATTTCTTTACTAGTTCAGGCTGAATTTTGCGAAGTGCTGGATAGATGAAATAGCCAGAATTTCCTCTGCCCTTGCGAGGGGTGCGTCTTGGGAACTGACGATAACGATTAGATCCGAATTCGTAACCTGCCCAGAGGTCTTTAGTTGATCCTCCACCAGAGAAACGCTGAGACGCGAATCCGTAAGAGAACTCGCCAATCTTCGAGGTTTTGGAAACTTTAACGCCACTTGTAATGCGATCGACAACGGCTTGTCCAAAGGTTCGAGTGATTCCGTAGGCTTTGACTTCGTTGGCTGCGTATTGAGCGAGCGCACTA